GAAGCAGCTTCGCCTTCGCGATACCAGACCGCACCATAGCCCACTAGCTTGCTGTTGCCGTTCTCATCAGATCGCACCAGCTCAGGCAGGCGGTCAACCATTCGTTTTTCGAAATCACTCATTTGTTTGCTCCTGTTTTTTAATCGGGATTGTCAACCCTTCGCTGAACTTGTCAGTTACCCATTGCTCGAATTGTTCCGGCGTCTTCTTTTTAGATCGCTCGGAAAGTATTGTCTTGAGTTTGGCAAGATGGCTTTCAACTTGCTGACTGATTGCGGCAAACGCCTGACCCTCAATCGTACCGGATCTATCTTCTTGAACGGCTGGCAACTCATCTGGTGATTCCTTTTTCTGGGATCCTGCAACAATGGATTCGGCTTGCTCTTTTGGGATGGTCGGAAAGGCTACAAGAATCATTTCAATAGCTGCATCCTTTGACAATCCGCCAAGGGAAACGACTTCAAGAATCTCAAGCAGCCCGCTGATCTGCGCACCGTTCAAAGCCTGTGCAGATACGGGTCCAGCTTCAAGGACTTCTTCAACTGGTTCAACTTCCTCGACTGGCTCAACGACTTCCTCAATAACCTCAACCGACTCCACAGGTTCATCGGTTGGTATTGATTCACTATCAGGAACTGGACTTGTAACGCCTTCAATCAATACGCCGGATGGCAGACGATAGCCATCGCCGCCTTCCCTTGGAGGTAATCCATTTTCCCGTCTTGCCTCGTTGGGCGAAATCTCGCCCATGTCGATTCTGATCTTGTTCGTCTCTGCTCGCAGCTTTGGATTAAGTGCAAGGAGTTGCGACGTATCGAAAACAAAATACTGGTTAAGTTGTTGGCTTTGGCTCAACAGCTTAAAAGATAGCTCAGAAGTTAAACCAGCCATCCAAGGAGAAAGCGTTTGATCCAAATAGTTCTGATTGTCTTCTGACTTGCTGTTGTAACTCGATGCAGTCGGCAGTCCTAATCGACTGGGCGAAAGATTAAACCAACGAGCAACTTCAAATACCTGATCTGTTCGGACCTGCGAAAGCTGGCTTTTTTCTGGATCGGCTCCGGTCTGTTGGTACTTAACACCATCCCGCAGTATCGCAGTTTTGAACCATGCGTTTTCATTCTCGTATTTTCGACGCCATCCCTGTTCCAACTTCTCACTGGCTTCCTTGCTCACCTGTGGCGGTATCATCAGGATGCCACCCATCTGACCACCGTTGCCGAAAAACCTTGCATTGTGTCCCTGTGCAGCAAGAGCCAAGCCAATCGACTCGCGGAACTTCTCCAGCAGTTCGCACTTGTTAGCATTCTCCAGTTGAATGCCTTCGACTTCGATAACCTGTGACGGAAATAAGCCAACCGTTTCAGACGATTCCAGAAGTCGTGTCGTGTAGATCCCTTGCTTCTGGTCCCATTGGGTTTGATCGCTCATAAGCACATACATGCTCATTGGCTTGCCGTTGCGGTTTCGCTCAACGTAGATGTAGCCTCGATTGTATAGCAACGACTGAACCCAGAACCGCCGCCAGAACTTATTCCAATTCTGATCGGGATTAGGCTGTCGGACCAGTCTTGAGATGTCGTTCGTTAGTTTCTGCCGAATCAGGTTGTCGTCTTCTTCGACGTCCTCAAACAGATTAATTCTCATCTTGGCAAGGTCACCGGATATCATGGTGATTGCTTGCCAGACTGGTGACGACGTGAACACCGTCTCGCGATTCACATTAATACCAGATCGGTTGGTTCCTTGGTTGCCAAGGTAGCCGATAATAGATTCGCTCGTCAGCGGGACGGCTGGATTGTTGATCGATCTCGCAGAATGCAAACCAAACCAACGCTTGAGTGCGGTCATCATCTAGGCAAACTCCACGCCGTTGCTTTCGTAATAATCGAATTTAACTTGAGGTTCTGAATACCATGATAGAGAAAGTGCCATGACTGCTGCAACAATACCATCGATCTTCCTAATGTCGCCATGCTTTGGCTTGACCGGAATCTGCCCGCCATAGCTGCCGGTCTTCACTTGAACGTGTCCCGCTTGCCAGTTGAACACCGGATTGTCATTATGCTGAAGCCTGCCCGAAACAATCAACTCTTCAAAGTTGGCAACAGGTCCGGCATAGGTCGCGATGGATTGGTTGAATTGGACGCAATCCCAGCCAAGGTTGCCTTCACAGTGGTCCGTGATCAAGTCGAATGCGTAGGTTTTATCGTAGGCAATGCCCTGAACCTGAAACTTAGAATCGATCCATTCCATCTTGTCACGTATAAATGATTGCTTGATTGTCTCGCCTTCAATCAGGTCCAAGTGGCCTGATTTCTCCCACTCCAGAAACGATGCTTTGTCGTTGTTTTCCTTGGCGTATTTTTCTGGCAGCCAAAAGAATGGATGGACGTGGAACATCGGGTCGTCATCCTCGGACTTGAATATCAAGCAGAGTGATGACATGTCACGAGTCTTGGAAAGGTCCAAGCCCAACCAGACAGGTTGGTTGTAGAACTGGCTCAGCTTAAAATCACTCTCGCATTGCTTCCAATCTGCTGACCTGATCCAAGGGCTTGCCGATGCGATCCACTTATTCAGACGATACATTTGGAAGTTGTTCCAGTCACTCAGGCTACGCCTTGCCCTGCTGCATGCTGCTTTCAGTTCTGATTCAAATATAGTAACGCCCAAACTGGGATTGCACTTCTTCCACGTGGCTGGATCTTCCATGTCTGAATCGGTTGCATCCTCCGGCAGTTCGTAGGATTGGTGGAGGAAAGATTCATCGACTACGTTGCCACCTTCGACCGCCTTGCCATAGTCGCAATCCTTCTTGGCTTGGCATTCTGGATCATTTCCATAGGTGGAAACTCCAAAGTCCAAAGGCTGTGCGCGGCTGGCTCCCATGTGTTCCAGCACATCGGTCAATCGCTTTGGGATGACGTGCATCTCGTCCTGAATAGTCGACCCGTTCAGCCCTTCCTGTGATCGGTAGTTCTCGCCGGATAGGATCGAGTAGCTTGCTGATAACGGCTTAAACAGAATCGTGCCATCTATCTTTCGGAACTTGCAACGCTTTGAAAGGTATGGCGATCTCTGCGCCATCTCGATCGCATGGTTGTGAACGATCCTTGCCTGCTTACCATCACGAGCAACTGAGAATACTTTCTGCCCTTGCTCGTTGTCACCAGCCAAAAGATACAAACCAACAGCGGCAGCCAGTGGACTTTTGCCGTTCTTCTTCGGACACCACAAACGAGCTTTAGTAAATCGGCGTACCCACCTCTGGCGATCCTTTGAGTATTTAAGCCAACCGAAACACCTCATCAAGAAAGACTTTTGCCAAGGCATCAGGTTGAACGGTTGACCAGCCGCATCGCCTTCATACAGAAACAGATTGGATTCAATCCAATCGACAACGTGCATCGCTGCCTTCTGGTTGAACTGGCAGCCTGATTCAACTGCCTTTTCATCTGACGAATTAAGTATCCATTTTTCGGTTACTCTTTCGGCGGCTCTAGTTCTTCCGGCGTCCATCCGTCTACACTCCAATCGATGTCGTTGCTCCTCATGACCGAATCTTCTGTTGGAATATCATCGATAACAATCGCCTGACGTGCAACGGGAGTTAGCCCGCACTCGATCAGGATTTTAATCATCTGATCGCGTAGCCTGTGCAGGTCGCTATTAGCTGGGAACTTCTCGAAAGTTACTTTACCCTCTCGCTGTTCCTTCGCTTTCGTTACCCAGAAATTGTTGGCATAAACTAGGTGGCGTCTATAGTCGGAATAGATTTGTGCGTATAGCTCAGTCAGATATCGATCCTGTTCGGTCAGAACTTTCATTTCTGAAAGCACTTCCCGAATTCCTTTAAGTGCTTCAAGCCCAATGTCGTCAAGATGTTTCGGCGGTCCTGACCTTGGCGGTATTGCTTTCGGTTCGTTCATGTTGATCCGGTCTTTGCGTTCGCCTTCGGCTAGTTTTACAGAGGTTGGTTTCGGTCGTCTTGCCATTTATCTACCTTATTAAATTGAGAAATTCTTTTCGAACGTCACTGTCAGTCTTGAACTTCCCACGAAGCGAGCTTGTAATCATCTCAGAGTTTTGCTTATTCACTCCCCTGCTGCACATGCAGAAATGCTTCGACTCCATCACAACTGCACAGCCGTCGATGGCAGGAATGTATTCAACAAGAGCATCGGCGATCTGTTCGCATAACTGTTCTTGGATCTGTAACCGCCTAGCATAAACCTCAACAGTTCTTGCCAGTTTCGAAAGCCCCACCACCTTACCATTTGGCAGGTAGCCAATATGGCATCTACCCACAAATGGAATCAGGTGATGTTCGCAAGTTGAATAGAACTCAATATCCCTACAGATCACCATTTCTTTTGCTGTGGAGTCAAAGCATTTTCCAAGATGGTCGCCTGCTGATTCCTTGTATCCATTGAACAGTTCAGTCCACGATCTCACAACTCTGCTCGGTGTGTCACGCAGCCCCTCTCTGTTTGGATCCTCTCCTATCGCTTCAAGATAGCGGGTGATTATGGATTCGTGGTCTTTCTGTGGTTCATCTTCCCAAGGGAATTGGACCCATTCGCTGCCGCTCTGTTTTCTTATTGGCGACCAGAACTCAACACCCTCAAAACGATCCCGAGTTTTTCCTGATTCAATCAAGTCGTCAACAATAAGCGTAGCATCGTCGGCTGAATCTACGACAGAAACCGAGAATAGTTCCCGAAGCATCATTGCAACAAACCACCCGCCGCGTGGCACACCGTAGACTGCCACCTCTCTTTTTCTCAATTCAACAGGGAATTCCTTTTCTATCAATGACCGAAACGCCGCCCAATCCAGTTTCATTTCTCAACCTCAACAGAGCAATTTTCAGTTTCGTGCAGAACGACTTTCACAATGTCAACGCCAGTGGATTCAAACATTGCTGGGAATATTTCATTAAGCAAGTGCCTTGCCATATTCTCTGCTGTTGGATTGAAGCCGCAGCGGTAGACTGGTTTGTTGACTGAAAGCATGTCAGCGACAGCAAGCAACTTCTCATCTTTTTCATAGATCAAGAAAGTATGGTCCCAGTTAGCGTCAATCCAACGGCCGATTTTTTCTTTCATGACAGAGAAGTCGATCACGCGGCCGATCTGGTCAAGCGAGTTCGCAGATGCGTAGGCATGGAGGATATAGTTGTGGCCGTGTGCATTGGCACATTTGGATTCATGGTTCAGGACGCGATGGCCAGCACAGAACTGGATTCTACGAATAGCAACAATGCTCATCAATCGACACCTATAACTTTCTGGATTTGGACGGAAAGCCGCCAGCCGGAACCTGCCAGACTGTAAACCTTTTTGACACATTCCTCGTAGTTGGAAACTCCGTCATATTCAATCGGTTGAATATATTTCTCGCAATCCATTTCATTGAAATCCTCTGGCGGGATCTTTCCGCTTGGATGTGGGTAGAGGATTTTTATGAAGTCAACATTTTCTGGTGACAGACTCATTGACCTCCGCGGCACTTTTGGGCTGCAAGTGATATAAACGCCTGCCGGCTTCTCCCAGTTCAATTCGAGCGTCCCATTAGTTTCAATATTGACCCAGTAGCCAACGGAAGCCAGTTCGCGGCAGAGCGGTCCCAAGTCTTGGAGAAGCGGCTCGCCACCAGTGATATTCACAAGCGGAATTTTTTCTGGCGGCAAAGTCATAAGTTTTGCAAGGATTTCATCAACTGACATATCAACACCACCAACAAAATCGGTGTCGCAATACGGGCATGCTGTACGGTGTTTCGTCTTAGGATCGCCGCTCCAGATATTGCAATTTGAAAGTCTCACAAACCAGCAGGGCCACCCAGAGAACGAGCCTTCACCTTCAATAGTTGGCCCGAAGATTTCTTTAATTTTCATAACCGGTCCTGTCTTTGATTCCACTTTCCCTGAAGGCTTCTTTCCTTTCGACACAAGTCCCGCACTTTCCGCAGTGTAGTTTACGGCCATTATAGCACGAATAAGTCAGCAGCCAGTCAACGCCAACCTTTTCGCCAATCCTTGCAATCTCGGTTTTGGTCACATCCACAAAAGGAGAATAAAGTTCAATGCCACCATAAGTACCATGTTTAATTGCCATACTCATTGGGTTGATAAACTCCCCCCTGCAATCTGGATAGACCGCATGATCTCCGAAATGATTTCCTATCATTATGGTATCAGCACCACAACTCTCAGCTATTCCAGCTGAATAAGAAAGCATGATTCCGTTCCGGAAAGGAACTACGGTTTTTTTCATTGAAGGGTCAGCGTAATGGCCCTCTGGAATTTCTCCACCTGAAAGCAAAAGGTCTGATTTCAAGCTTGAGAAATCTAGTTTGATTTTCTCAAAATTAATGCTGAGCTTCTCGCAGGTTTTCTGTGCAAAGCCATGCTCTCTTTTGTTGTGTTTTGAACCGTAGTCAAAACTTACTGCTTTCCTGATCTTGTGACCGTCAGCAATTGCTTGATAGACGGCGCAGGTTGAATCCATCCCGCCAGAAAGAACCGCAACTATTTCCATCTTAGGACCTCGTTTCTAAAACCGTTAAGTAACATCCTTAAATCATGCGCCCCCACAAATGCTAGGAATAAGTGAGTTCCTAACATTTTCTCTGTCTCGATAGATCTTCTAACCCACATCCTAGCAGCAACTGTATTCAATTTGTTCCCGTTACTCCAAAAACTTTGTCTCCGCAAGTCGCTACTTGAGACCCCATAACTTGCCATTACCTTCAAAATATCCGGCTTTGGTTTGGTCACGAAATCTTTTTTCTTGTAATTTTCAATCACTCCCTTTCCAGTGTAAATTCTCAGGTCGTGATACCTCGTAGCAACCCATGCGCTAGTATCACACATGTAAGGCCGGTAATAGTTAACGAAGTCATGGCGGGTGAATCCAAGCCAATGGACTTTCCTTTTTCCAATCCTTTCCATTACTCCCTTTACAAAGTTCTTATTCCTAACAGTTCCCACAAGGCCACCAATCCCTAAAACGTCTGAGGTCTTGTAGTACTCGTCAACCATGTCCAAATCGTCACCCCGAGTGAAGACTGGCACTGGGTTAAAACCCCTTTTAACCATCTTCTCGTAGTTAATGAAGCTACGATCAGGGTCTCCAATCACATCCAAGGAAAAATACCGCCAAGGCTTGAATGGCAATTTCTCAATGAATCGACAGTAATCGTCGAGCTTAACGGGCTTCCCTGTATTCCATGCAGTAAAAGCGCCGGAGTCAAGAAGAAGCCTGACGTCGCGACACTCCTCACTCAATAGCTTAGTCGCTTTGGCTTTAAGGTACGGAAATGCTACCAAGACGTTCAGTTTAGGTGATTCGCAGCCCATCAATCTCATTTTCCTCAAGCAAAGGTTTTATACATTCAACAATTCTCTGCCTATCAGATGCGTCCTTAAAGTGAACTGTGACTTTCCCCTCAATCCCTTCTAAACTTCCTTCAATCTTCTCAATGCTTTCTATGTCGCTCTGCCATTCATCGTCTAGAAGTTCGTAGTCCCCAAACCCCCAGTCAAGCAAGTCCCCTTTGTCAAAATGCTCAGCTAGTAGGTCCTGATCCCAATCCCCGCTGTTCTTGTTTAGCCTAACATTCAATTCCTTCTCCTCGTCAACGGTTAAATCAACCTCAACAGTCGGGATTTTCTTCAATCCCAAATGGCGAGCTACCTTTAACCTTTGGTGGCCCCCAACAACAATATCCTTCCGGCTTTTGTTTGCGTTGACAATTATTGGGTCCACAAATCCAAACCGCTTGACCGAATCTGCGATCTGCTGAAACTCATCCTCTGTGATCTTCCGCGGATTGTATTCCGCGGCAATTAAGGAATCTGGATTCCGTTGGATTATCTTGTCTGGCACAGTATTAACCCTGTCTCTTATACACATCTGACGCTGCCGACGATCTTACGCGTGT